GTAGCAGTGTTACCAGCAGAAGCACCAGCTGCACCAAGGGTAGCAGGAACGGCGCCAAAGTTAGCGTCAGTAACCCAAGTAGCAGTACCTGCTTCTGGATTCACTGGGATTGTCATTACGTTGGTTTGCATAGCAATGTTACGGAACACTGGAGCAACAACTAAGCGACGACGAACTTCAGACTCAAGGTTCAAAGAAACTTCGAGTTCCCATGTAGCTGAAGGCACGTGAGCACCGTATTTTTGCACTAATTCACGACCAGTACGTGTACCGTCAATTGACTTGCCAGCCATTTTAGCCAACATAACTGCCTTTTCCTTGTCAGCATAAGACATACCGTCTTTGGCTTCTTGGAAAGACATTTTAGACTTTGTGATTGCTTCAATTTCAGAAGCTTTCTCTTTTAAAGCAGCCTCTAAACCAGCGATAACTGATTTGCTGGACTCTTCAGCTTTTTCCAAACGCTTCTCAACTTCGGCCATCAAGCGCTCAGCACCTGTGTCACCAGTAGAGATAGAGGCAACAGCGGCTTTAACGCGTGCATCTAATTCGGCTTCAGCCTTGTCAGCAGCAGCTTTTTCAGCTAATGCTTTTGCCTGTGTATCGGCGATGGCTTTTGCAGTTTGCTCAGCCGCTTTGCTAGCTGCATCAGCTAACATTTGTTCTAATTGTTTTGGATCCATTTCCATTTCCTTTTTGACTTCGCTGCTTGCTTCCGTTGAGGATTCTAGCCCTTTAGCTGATTCGCTGTTGGGTGCAAACTGCATTTTGAAAGATTTAAATTCTTCGGCTGTATCAAACGCCTTAGAAAGACTAAATAGTGTATTTTGATTAGCTGGTACTGATACTACTGAAATTTCATGTAGTTCCAATTCCTTTACCACAAACAGCTCTGCAGCTGAATTGTACTCCGCATCTACGATTCGGAATCCGATACTAAACGCCGTTAACACGCCGTCTTTTACAAGGTTGAACACTTCACTGGCTGCTGCTGAGATACGGGCTTTCACCCATAAACCTTTGCCGTCAATCCTGTGATCTACCATCCTACCAACTGGCTCGCTGTGGTCGTGATATGCCAAAATTACTGGATTCTTCAAGTAATTTAACATACCTTTTTCCCACACACTAGCTGGAACAATATCGCCTTGACGATCTGCGTCGTTGGTACTTGCGTAGCCTTCAATTGTGATCGATGCGATTTTTCCGTCGGTGGTAGCTGGAGTTTCACTCTTGATAAATGAACTGTTTAAAAACAGTACTTTACTTTTATCTACCATATTACCCCTTTATTGCTGATTATCTGTGGGCCTACCACCTTTCGACGGATCAGCAGCCGAACCCGCGATATTAGCGGGTATTCTTATTTCGTCATGGCCGTCAATAGACTCATAACGTAATTCTTTTCTTGCTTCATTAGCTGTAATGATGCCTGCGTTGACTAGTGTCGAGTGATAGGCAGCAATATCTTTTAATTCTGGTTGCAGTGCAGATACCGAAGCAGTAATTGCTTCAACATCATAACCGTAATATCGTTCTAAACTAGATACGAATTTACGAACTACTGGCATTACTGTTTCTAAGTAAAATAAGCGTAAATTAGGACTAATGTTTGCGTTGTTTCCACCTGCTAACAAAATAGGTGGAATACCAATACATTGCATAATCAATTCATTGTGCGTTTTAATAGACTGATCGAAATCCATGTCTTTAAAGTTTTGATTTGATACTTGTGCAGGCTTCAATCCTGAATCTCAAAATTACAGGACGTTTACCACCTTGTTTAGTTGAATATTTTTGTAGCCAGTATTGTATTGTTTTTTCTTTTGCAACTTGTGAAAGTGTGTTTTCTGAAGTAAGTACTAAACCGAACACAGCTCCGTTATCAAAGAAGTTCTCTTGAAACTCTTTCATTGCATATAAAGTAGCAATGGAACGTTGGGCTGCTTCAAGGCGCGAAGCGCCGCGATATATACTATGACTATTCAAATCACGGAAGTGAAACACTTCAGGTTCTTTAAAATCAACCATACCGTTGTACCGATACCCACGGATAAACGTTTTGGTATCAGTTAAAATTTCTACACTAGCTGCAGGCAGGTGATACATAAATACACCATCAAAGTGTATGAATACGTTACCTTCCAAGATCAAATCTGTAAAGATTGCTTGGCGAAATTCTTGTGTAGATTGGTATGGGTTAGGTCGGAAATTCAAAAGTGTGTTTAATGACTTTTGACGAATCCCACCAACAACACCTTCTGAAATCTTATCTTTTACATCGTAATCAAGTGAGGCAGCTGCATTAACAAGCATACTTACCGAACGATTAACCGACTCTAGTTTCTGAAAAGCTTGTTTAAATGTTATCTTAGCTTCAGAACCAATTTGCGTACCGGCCTCTTGAGCAATACGCGTTTGTGCTGGGTTTAGTTTTTCAACTACCCAATCTGTAAATCTTGACATAGTTTTCCCTTAAATGAACTCTGAGAAAAAACTACCAAAGCTTCGTTTAGGCACAACTGTTTCCACAGCTTCGCCAGTATGTTTTGCACGCTGCGTTTCTATCCAGTGAGCCTGTTTGGGTTCACTGCCAGGGCGGGGAGCTTTACCATAAACACTGTGCAGCGCTACATGATGACGGTTACAAAGGGTGTAAACTTGATCATATAACTCTACTCGGTGCTCGTCAATAAACTCATCTCGCACAGCTAAAATACCGGCATCTGTTGAAATATCGTAACCCTTGGCTTCAGACCATTTATCTAGGAGTATAGTAACTGAGTGTAGGTGGTGCAGTTCTAAATCTACAGCAGAGCCACAGATAAAGCACCGATCTTTCTTTTCATAGGCTGCTTTAGCCCTGTCGCGAACCCACTTTACAGGAATTCGCTTGTTTGTGTTTTTAGCCATTTACTTTAGTGTAGAGCGTAACATCCATGAATGCTTTTTGTGTGCATCTTGACGATCTGCTAAAAAGTTAGCTAAACCGTAATCACCCATTTGTTCCGCAGCTGCATAAGCTGCACGGAAAATCTCAACCATTAAATCTGAATCGGCAAGTAGTTCTTGTGTCATTTGCATGCCATTGGGCACTTCGGTTTGACACTCAACTGCTGAAATTTCATCAAACGTTTCAAAAGCCGCAGGTGCGTAAACACGTGCAGCGCGTAGTTGTTCAGCAAAGGTATCAATTGAGCCGTATACTTCTGAATAAATGTTACCAAACAGTTCATGATATTGTGGAAATAAGCTACCTTCGACATTCCAATGAAAGCCAGCTGCTTTCAGAAAGAACGAGAATTCTGAGGCAAATGCCGCTTTAAGCATTTGTTCGTATTCTGTTTTATCCATTTTGTTCTCCAAGGGGTACAAAGTGCACCACAATTACCTAGTATTATAGCAGAACAGCAACAAAAAGTCAATGCACAAATTTTTGTACCATTATACCGTGTAAGTGTACAGTGCGTAGCGAACTGCGTCAGCCATGTGACTATATTGGTCATGCATGGGGCGTTCACGTTGTAGACCCTCACGTTGATCCCAGCGATACTGGTCAAACATAGCACGTACGTTTGTGCAGTGTGGGGCAACCTTTAGTCGACCTTGTTGAAGTAGTGTTTGCACGTAGGCAATACCAGGCAGCACATCTTTTTTGGCTTTGGTGGTTGAAATGTTGTAGAGATAGGCAAGGTCACTAGCAAACTGTGCAGCGGCACTATCAATAAATGTAACTTCAACGCCATGCTTGTTATTTAGTTCAGTAAACGCAGCTGCATGTTCGGCTGTAGTCTGCTCCGATTTTAAGTATTCGTCGACAATAAAAAAGCAATCGCGGTTCCAATCGTAAACGATAGTGTCAGTAAGCAGTAGCATCTCGGTAGCCAGGGTCGCAGCCAGCAAACGCCTCACCTTTGAGGTCCTCAGGAATCTCAGTAATATCATCTTCTTTTAGTGCATAAATCTGACCCTCAAACACAGTAAATGAGGCCAGGTACTCTTGTTCAAATTCGGCTTTTGACATGGACCTGCGGGCTTCCGCAACATCCGACTCAGCCATCCTAGTATTCTCAGTGTAATCTGCTTGCAGTGAGATCCACTCGGGAAATTCGTCTGAAAAGCCACGTTGATAAAATTGACTAAACCAGTTATTACGACCGCGAGGGGTTGAAATAAAAATGGCTTTGGCCTGTGGCTTGTCTAGTGTTGGACGCAGTGCCACATTAAAGGCGGCTTCGCCGCCCTCACCTAGGGCAGCCTCGTCAAATATAATTAAATCGTAGCTACGACCCACTGTACTATCAACGGTACCAAGAGAACCCATACGAATGGTACTGCCATTTGAAAGCTCGATAATCTTGTCTTTGAGATTGTCTCGGGCAACTTCGAGGTCAAAGTGCTTGATGAGTTTGCGTTGGAGTTCGAAACTGATTGAAGATAAGTTATAGTTTGGCGATATAATGAGTACATTGCTTCCAGGTACAAGTGTGACAAGTTGACCAATAATGTTGGCTATGTAAGTTTTTCCAAGTCGGCGTGCTAGTGCAGCACAGATAAAACGGTACTTGGGATCGTTGACTGCGTTGATTAGGGCAATCTGTGGACGATTGATTGTATCCCACACATTGAGTAGTTTGAGATAATTTGTGATGGGTAGTTTAATAAACCGCTGTTGAGGGTCGAACTCTTGTACAGCGTCTACGTTAACTTCGGGGCGTGAAACTAGGAGCATTATTTTTGGCAAGTTCTTTCGCGATAGATTTTACCATCAGGTGTCTGAACTTCGGTCCAGGGCCCACACACTTCTTGTGTTTGTTGTATGATAATTGGTTGTGGTTGGGGCTGTTTGGTGGCTTCATATACAACTATACCGCCTATTAACGCTGGAACCATCCAGTGCCAGTTACCGCCTTGATAACGCCAGTGCGGTTTAGGGTGGTAGTGATGAAAGTGCTGTGCAAATGCTAAAGTTGGTAGTAGTAGTGCTAGGATAAAAAATAGCTTTTTCATACGCCTTCACCAGTGATTAAGCGCTGCACAAGTTGTGAATATTTGCTGCCGTCTAAACCTTCGTTGATCTGAACGTTAACTTGCTTTTGCGGTGCAGTTGTCATGCGTGCTTTTTCTAGGGCGATTTCGCGATCTAACAAGTCCATTGACATCTTATGCGACATTTGAAGTAGCTCGGCAATAT